ATAAGTGGCAATGCCCGAGCTAGAGTTAACAGCCTAGTGAAAGATAAGGGGTTCGATTCCCCTTCTCTCCTCTACATAAATAGTCAGGTGGCATAATTGGTGTGCAACAGACACTGGAGTAAGGTAACCGAAACAACCTAGTAGATGCAGGTTCGAATCCTGTCCTGACTACTAACCAATAAAAACAAAGAAAAATGCAAAATTTAGGCAAAAAAGGAAAAGACAAAGTAACGGGATTTCACGGGACTATTGTTGCTAAAGTTTCATATCTCACAGGATGTGATCAGTACGGCATTACGCCTCCAGTAGGAGAGGATGGCAAACTAGGAGACACTAACTACTTTGATGTAGGTAGAGTAGAAATCATTGGTGACGGAGTTACTGCAGAATCCGTGCAAACAGAAGTAAAAGGCGGTCCTAATCGCGACGCACCTAGAGGATAAGATGAAGCATCTCCACGTAGATATCGAAACCTATAGCTCAGTTGATCTCAAAAAGTCTGGCGTTTACAAATATGCGGACGCCATCGACTTTGAGGTTCTTTGTATCGCCTACTCTTACGGGGGCAGCGTGGAGGTTTGCGATTGGTCTGAGTTACCATTGCAAGTTCGAAAGGACCTAGAGGACCCAAAGGTCCAGAAATTAGCGCACAATGCTACATTTGAGAGAGTGTGCTTGAGTGCAATGGGCTTAAACGTTGGCAACAATTGGGTTTGTACAGCTGTGCTTGCAGGCTACAATGGACTGCCTATGGCGCTAAAGGACGTGTCTGAAGCTTTGGACCTAGGGTCTAAAAGTAAAAGCGCTGCAGGCGCCGCATTGATACGCTACTTTTGCATGGACGTCAAGCCTACAAAAACCAACGGAGGCAGAACCCGCAACCTACCGCATCATGATCCTGAAAAATGGGCAGCATTCAAAGAGTATTGCCGTCAGGACGTTGTGGCAGAAATGGAGATACACAACATTTTAAAACAAAACCCGCTTACTGATTTCGAACAGAAGCTTTATGAAGTTGATCAGATGGTCAACCAAAACGGAGTTCAAGTCGATTTAGCGTTTATCGAACAAGTGTTGCGCATAAACGAAATTGACCGAAATCAAATGAACCAAAGGGCTCAAGAAATTACAGGTCTTAGCAACCCTAACAGCAATTTGCAACTAAGAAATTGGATAGAAGAACAGACAGGCGAAGAAATCTTAAGCTTAGCCAAAGGAGCTCTATCTACACTCCATTTCAAGAATGCAAAAGTTATGGAGTTGCTAGACCTTCGTAAACAATTGAGCAAAACAAGCGTCAAGAAATATGACTCCATGTTGGCATGTGCAATGGATGACGGTCGTATCCGTGGGCTATTTCAGTTCTACGGCGCAAACAGAACAGGACGTTGGGCAGGACGTTTGGTTCAGGTTCAAAACCTGCCCCGAAATTATATCAAGGATTTAGATGAAGCGCGCAGCATAGTTAAGCAAGGCGATTATGATACCTTGACACTATTGTTTGCAGATGTCCAAGACATTCTATCACAATTGATAAGAACCGCTTTTATTCCGGGACAAGGGTCTACACACCTAACGCTTTCCGATTATTCGGCAATTGAAGCGCGCGTGCTTGCATGGCTTGCAGAGGAGAAGTGGAGAATGGATCTCTTCCATTCAACAGAAAAGCGCGACATTTACAAAGAATCTGCCTCTAGGATGTTCAACATTCCTATAGAGACAATGGGCGATAAAGACCGCCAAAAAGGTAAAGTGGCCGAGCTTGCACTTGGATACCAGGGCGGAGCTAAAGCACTTGAAAAAATGGGTGAAGCACTTGGTGCAGATCTCGGGCTTACATACCAAGAAATGGAAGCCACTGTTGAAGCTTGGCGAAAAGCCAACAGCGCAATAGTTACGTTTTGGCAGGGAATGGAAGACGCAGCGAAGAAGTCTATCGAGTACAAAAAGGCTGTTAAATACGGGCGTTTTGTTTTCATAACAAATGACAAGTGCATGCGCATACAGCTGCCATCTGGTAGAACGCTAACGTATTGGAAAGCGAGACTCGCACCAAACCGCTACGGGCGTTCTGCGATTCAGTACATGTGGGCCGACACAATTACGCGCAAATGGACTTGGGTCGATACCTACGGTGGCAAAATTTCAGAGAATGTAACGCAAGCAGTTGCACGCGACTTCATGGCTGAGGCCGTTGTCAAAGTGTACGAAGCAGGGCACAGCATTGTCATGCACATTCATGACGAAATAGTTGTGGAAAACGGCTCGAAGGAAGAGCTAGAAGGATTGATGAAAGAACTACCTACGTGGGCCGTTGGTTTTCCACTGGACGCAAAGGGTGAAGAAGTGAAATATTTTCAAAAATAGATATACAGAATGGCAACAAGAGGAGGTAAAAGAGAGGGTGCGGGCAGGAAGCCTAGCCTAATTAGCAAAGAACGGATGGCGCTATCCATTCCGGTTAAGTACAAAAAGGAGATTAGACAAAAGGTAAAGAAGTTGCTAAAGGCTTACGAAGAGAGATGCAAGAGCGAACTTTAGACATAGCAATTGGCTACTCGGCTACGTCTAAGAAGTGGAAGAATACCCAAATGACTTGGGAGCAATTCACTGAAAAGCTGAAGTCGAGTGTCCAAACTGGAGAAACGCTCAAGGAATACTTGAACGCATCCAGAGAAGATCAGGGAAAAATTAAGGATGTCGGCGGCTACGTTGGCGGCTACTTAGTTGGCGGCAAAAGGAATATCAATTCTGTTGGACACCGTCAATTATTGACACTTGACTTGGACTTTTCCAACTTGGACTTCTTCTTTGATTTTGGCATCCACTACAGCTGCGCTGCTTTTTTGCACGCTACGCATAAACACAGCCAAGAAGCTCCGAGATACAGGCTTATCATTCCACTAGATCGCGAAGTCAGTCCAGATGAGTATTCAGCAATCTCAAGAAAAGTTGCAGGGAATTTAGGCATTGAGCTTTTTGACCCCACAACCTTTGACGTGAACCGCCTAATGTTCTGGCCGAGCCATCCAAAAGATGTAGAGTACTACTGGGAAGAGCAACACGGTGAATTTTTAACCGCCGATGAGGTTTTGGATTCCTACATTGACTGGAAGGACACTAGCCTTTGGCCAATTGCTAAAGGAAAGGTCAAAGAGATTGGCGAAGTTGCAAGCAAACAGGAAGACCCGGCTCTGAAAAAGGGAGTAGTAGGTGCATTCTGCAGAACTTACGGCATTGCAGAAGCGATTGAGAAGTTTTTGCCTGAGCTCTATTCGCCAACTGAACAAGACCGTTATACATACACCAAAGGAAGTACCTCATCAGGCCTTATGGTCTATGACAACATTTGGTCTTACTCGCACCATGGTACAGATCCGACAAGTGGAAGACTTTGCAATTCATTTGACCTTGTTCGAATCCATTTATTCGGCCACCTTGATAAGAACGCCCAGGATTTAACTTCTTTCAAAAGGATGGAAGAGCTGTGCACAGAAGACAAGGGCGTGAAATTCACTCTAGCTTCTGAGAAAACAAGCATTCCAACTAGCGAAGCTGCAGAGTCTACTGATTGGCTAACTGAATTAGAAATTGACCGCAAAGGCAACTTCTTGAGCACGGCCCACAACTTGAATTTAATTTTCGCGAATGATGCCAATTTGAAGGGCCTCTTCAGCTACAATACTTTTGACGCCAAACGCTACATTTTGCGCTCAGCTCCTTGGAGAGAAGTGACAGAGATGGAACCTGTGCGCAATGTGGACTATTCTGGTGTGCGCAACTATGTTGAAATGGTGTACAACATCTGTTCAGCAGGTAAGATTGAGGACAGTCTATCGCTAGAAATAGAGCGTAACACCATACACCCCATAAAAAGCTATCTGGAGGGCTTAAAATGGGACGGAACGCAAAGAATCAAAAATGCTTTAGTAGATTACTTTGGCGCAGATGGCAACTCCTTCACTTCAGAAGCCTTCAAAAAAATGATGGTTGCATCCGTGGCACGCATCATGAACCCCGGTTGCAAATTTGACTACATGCTAGTTCTAGTTGGGGACCAAGGAATGATGAAAAGTTCATTCCTGAATATTCTTGGCCGCGGCTGGTTCTCGGATAGCTTCTCAACTGTCCAGGGCAAAGAAGCTTTGGAACAACTCCAAGGCGCTTGGATTATTGAGATAGCGGAATTATCAGCCTTCAGAAAATCGGAAGTAGAAGCCATCAAGCATTTTGTCTCCAAGCAAAAAGATGACTACCGTCCTGCCTATGCACGCGCGGCCGAAACGTTTAAAAGACAATGTGTGTTCTTCGGTACTACCAATAATTTAGAATTTCTAAAGGACCCGACAGGCAACCGCCGATTTTGGCCAATACTATGCGGGCAGCATCAAATCAAAAAGGATGTCTTCAGGGACCTGCCAAAAGAAATAGACCAAATGTGGGCTGAAGCGGTGGAGCTTTACGAAAGTGGCGAAACGCTTTATCTATCAAAAGAAGTAGAAAACCAAGCGCGCATAACGCAAGAACTCCACAGCGAAAAAGATGAACGCGTGGGAATGATTATAGACTATTTGGATAGGTTGCTGCCGAAAAATTGGCAGGACATGGATGTCTATGATAGAAGAAATTGGCTAGAAAATCCAAAGAATATAGGTACAGAACTACGCGACATAACCTGCACCGCTGAAGTGTGGTGTGAGTGCCTAGGCAAAAGCAAAGAAGACATGACCCGCTACAATACCAGGGAAGTAAATGACTTGCTTAGAAGCCTGCAGGGATGGACAGCCAAAGTAAGTACGGCAAATTTTAAGATATATGGAAAGCAAAAATACTATGAGCGAAAGCTATATTGAGAAGTACTTTGTAGCAAAATGCAAAGAAGCTGGAATGCGTTCATTTAAGATGCTTCCAACATACGAGGCAGGGATGCCGGATAGGATAGTACTATACAAGGGGGTAGCAGGTTTTGCAGAAATTAAAGCACCGGGTAAAAAACTAAGGAAACTTCAGGCGGTTTTTCTCGATGAATTGGAAAAGGCTGGAAACTATACGGGAATTGTAGACGGTAAAGGCTCTGCAGATTGGTGGATTAAATGCTTTGAGGCATTTGTTGAATCTCTGATAATATGAAGAAGCTTCACGCATACCAGGAACAAGCAGTTGACCATATTTTCAACCACAACAAGTGCGGGTTATTCCTAGACATGGGCTTGGGCAAAACCGTATCGACTTTGACGGCCATAAATAGATTGATCTATGAAGAGGTGGAAGTGAGCAAAGTTTTGGTTATAGCGCCAAAAAGAGTGGCTGAGAGCGTTTGGAAACAGGAAGTGACCCAATGGCCACACCTGCAGCATTTAAAAGTCTCTGTGGTCACAGGAAATGCAATGAACCGAAATAAAGCACTACAGGAGAAAGCAGACATTTACACAATTGGCCGAGACAATGTGCAATGGTTGTGTGCGCAATATGGGGGAAGCGGCCTTCCTTTTGACATGCTAGTGATTGATGAGAGTAGTTCTTTCAAGAACCACGCTTCAAAACGTTTTAAAGCCTTGAAATTGGTACACTTCAACAGAGTAGTTCTTTTGACCGGTACTCCAGCGCCCAATAGCTTGATTGATTTGTGGCCGCAAATCTACTTGCTAGACAAAGGTGAACGTTTGGGCAGAACCATTGGCGCTTTTAGATCAGACTTTTTCACGCCGGGTAGATCAAATGGGCACATAGTTTACAACTACTCAATCACAAAAGGCTCAGATGCTCGCATTCACGAAGCTATTGCAGACATCTGCATGAGCATGAAAGCCAAAGACTATCTGAACCTTCCAGAGCGCATCAATAACAATATCAAACTAGAGATGCCTGAAACGCTTAGACGTTCTTACAAAGCATTTGAAAGGGAGAAAGTACTTGAAATATTCGAAACAGACGCTCAAATAACCTCAGCAAATGCTGCAGCGCTTAGCAATAAACTTTTGCAGTTTGCCAACGGCGCCGTTTATGACAGCGAAAAGGATACGCATGAGATCCACAACTTGAAACTAGAAGCCCTGGAAGAAATCCTAGAGAGTGCAAACGGCAAACCTGTTCTAGTTGCATACACTTACAAAAGCGATGCCGACAGAATCGAGCAGTATTTGAAAGCATACAAGCCAAAAAGACTTGAGACAGATGCCGACATTCTGAAATGGAACAAAGGAGAGATTCAATTGCTCATGATGCACCCGGCATCTGGAGGTCACGGGCTAAATCTGCAAGCTGGAGGCAACATCATTGTTTGGTTTGGCCAAACTTGGTCATTGGAGCTAGAACAGCAGTTCAATGCCAGACTAGATCGCCAAGGGCAGAAGCAAAGGGTCATTGTGAATAAGCTCATTTTAAAGGGCACAATGGACGAAGATGTCATAGCAGCACAGGAACGTAAAGAGAAAGGCCAAAACGCGCTAATGGAAGCCGTGAAAGCGAAAATAAAACAATACAAAAACCAATAAAATGAAAATGACTAAAGAACTAGAGGACAACTTAAGAACCTTAGAAGGCCTTGGAAAAGACGAACTCCCGTATACCAGTAGGAGAAAACTAATCTACAAAGGTAAAATGGCACCTAAAGGCTATTTCTACATCGTTATCAAAGCCGACATACTTTTTGAAAATGGAGGTAAAGTAATAGGGAAGAAAACCAGAGAATTGGCTCAATTAGTAAAAGGTAACATTGCTGAAGAAGAGCAAGAACGCAAATTGTGCAACTATCTTTATTTGGAGCATTTTGAAAACAATAAAAACTAAGAACTTATGGATTTAGCTGCACTCCCTCTATTAGTTCTTTATTGCATAATGGCACTGATAGCAATTAATCTATACGAAATTAAAAACCGAAAATAAAATGCAAAAAGAATTCTACCCGTACACACTGCGAAGAAAAGTGATCTACAAAGGTCAAATGGCCCCCAAAGGAAAACTCTTCCTAGTAGTAAAAGGCAAAACCAATGGCAGAACTATCGAGGCGGCCAAATTGATTCTAGGAAACACTACTCCAAACGTAGAACGCGAAGTGGCAAACTATCTTTGGCTTAAGTGCATGGAAAAAACATCGGACAAATACCAAACACCAGAAAGAATGAAAAAAGTAAAAGACTATTTTAAAAGATACAAATTGAGCTGGCTCAATTCAAGTTGGCAGGGAACAGACATAGAGCTCTGGCCGTCGGGTAAATTCCACACCCGAGTAGTGGTTGACACTGGAGACAATACCAGAAGAAGACTCTCGATGCTTGCACTATGCTGGTTGAAATTCGGCATTGTTTTACGTTACACTAAAAAGACTCAGTTATGAAAAAGCGAAAAACATTGAGAGTTCCAAGGAAACTCAAAAAGGAGTATAAAAAGATTTGGGAAGAAAGAAATGGCTGTAAGGTGTTTATAGTAAAAAGCTCCATAGCTAAGACAACCTCTTGGCCGAATACATTTGATACTGTATGGGGTTGTGAAGTACGTTTTAAAACTAAGAAGTCATGATGTCCAAAGAATTTGCACGCCAAAAAATAGAAGAATACCTAGATAAGACCGGAGGTATTTTGCCAATAGAAAACGCGGTTGTTTTTTCGCATTGCTTTGATGGTATAGTAATTGAAGAATTTACTTTTAAATATTTGCTTTGCATCGCTTATGATTTAAAACCTGAAGAATGAAAAACGACAAAAAACCTTTGCCAAAATTTACATTGGGAGAAGGAGAAATAGAAGTAATAAAACTAACCAAAGAAGTTGTTGAATCTTTTGAATCAGGAAAACCATTTATGGTACTTGAGGACAAAGACGGAAATTTCTACACGCTACCTAAAAGAGAAAAGCCATGAAAAATCAAATCTATAATGCAGTTCTACACCTACTAGCTGGGATAGCTATTGGACATCTACTCTTCTAGGATGCAATTTCGAAGTGCATCCAGTCGAAGTTCTTTTCAACTCCGTAACTCAAAAACCCATGTTTGTAAAATACTGCGAGCATGGGTTTATATTCAGCCCTTGCAAACCTAGCTGTTTTGGATGTTTCTTTAAGCAGGTTTCTGGAAGGGTCTAAATCTATGGCAATTCCCCAGGAATGTCTACTCATGCTAGAACCGCCTCTCATTTTGCGATATTCAAAGCAGCCTCCAAATAAATCGATTCCAAGTTCCACTATTTTTTCATAGCCGTAAACTTCTAGCAATTCATTAAACACCGCCAAAAATGAATCTGCCACCAATTTATGGCACCTCATCTTTTTGACTGTGGTTTTAGTATCCCAAGCAAGTCGCATAGGATAGGGCAAATCAATGGTTTTCAGATAGCCGCCTTTAGGATCTGCTTTTCCGTATTTTTTTGTTATTTGCTCAGTAGTTAGCATGTTCAAGAAGTTTTAACCGTTGATTAAAATATAGCGTTTGATTGCTCTAATAATAATGAGCAGCAACAGCAGTATTGCGGTGCTAAAAATGGATATAGCTACCCACTTCATTGCATCTGCAAAGCCATTCTTGTTCTCGCTTTGCGTCTGTTTGGTTTTCTGTTTGGTTTTCTGTTTGTCCTCCTGCTTCTTTTCTTTCGCTTCGATTTTCTTTGTTTTAAGCGCGTTTTTCAATGCAGCCTCATACATTGCACGTATTTGCGCTAAACTATCCGCAAATCGCTTGTTATCGAACCGATAGCGCCACTTTGGGATGTACACGTATTCAGTTCTTACAACTAAAGAGTCTTTATACTTGATTACGGGGTAGGGTTTGCCATCTCTCCACATAGTGTCTATGGTGGCAACCTTGAAAGTGTCCACATGGATGGCGTGTGTGTAGCCTTTTTTTACTGCCTTTTGGTGTAGCCTTTCGGCCGAACAGCCATACATTAAGAAGCTCCACAGCATGACGAATGCTGCGTATATCAGGAAGTAAACTAAAGCGGTTCTAATTGGTCTCATTTCAAATCTTCTAATTGCTCCTTTGAGCGTTTGACAAACTTTATAAAAGCACCCCACACATTGACGCCTGTAACGCTGTGATAGCTCTCATTGATAGACTTCACTTCGGTTACAACACAAAAGAATGTGAACGCTTTTGTGAGCACCAAATCAATGGCTATGAAATGCCCTAAAATATCGGCAACAACAAATTTTTCAAGCAAGAAAATAAATGTAATCGCGCCCGAGTAAAGCAAGGTCTTTGAAATGGTATGCGAAAGCCTACGTGAACGAATAGAAGCCCACCCTGTCTTCTTAATACTTCTCCAAACGCCAAAACAAGTATCTAAAATAATCGCCAAAATGGCAAGTAATACAAGCGGCACAATAGGCGCTAACACGCTAATAAGTGAAAAGACTATAAGGGTCAATTTAGTTTTCATTTTGCTTGTCGAAAAAAGTGCGTGTTTCAAAATCAAAATAAGGGTTGACCATGTCCTCAGTGCGCAGCTCTTCCACTGCAACCTCGGTTTCTAAGACGCTATTGTCGGCCTTGTAGTAGAGTTCTTTTCCGGTTTCTTTTTCGATGATTGCGTACATGGTTAGATAGTTCTAAGTTCAAAAGCTTCGAGATAAGTTATGTCGGTCGTGACTCCCGTGGGAGTAGAAGAAATGTACAAATACTGGGTTTGAGTTACGTCAAATGCGACCGAGTTCAAGGCGTTGTTTGATACGCCTGTATCGGATACGGCAGAAGGAACAAACGGATACCCTTTTAAAATCCCTCCGCTTATTGTAAGCTCTCGATTTATTTTCGTGAATTGAATAGTGTTAGACGATGCGTATTGAGCTATCTGACTAGTACTTCCCACTGGCATTGAAGCAGAAGTGCTTATCTTGATTCTGTGAGTCGTATTGGTTGCGGTACCCGTCTTGCTAAATGTAGCAAAGAACGCAATTTTATCCGTCGCACTGAAGGTGTTGGCCGGTATAACTACTTGAAGTAATTGAGTCTCGCCTGTTAAATTACTGCCAATTGATTGGGAAAAGTTGCGATAAAGGTAGCCAAGGTTTCCGCTACCAAGAAGCGATTGGCCGAATACGGTCTTGATGTTAACTCCGCTTTCAAGAATACTTTGATACACTCCATTAAATTTAGCACCAATAAGGTCTGTTAAATCGCCTAACCTAAATCTTTTCCATAACTGCTGAACCTGATCCAATATCAAAAAAGAATCAGAAGGGTCAGGAATAGGGTAGCCCTCTTGTGTTACGTTGTGCAGTTCTTCGAGTTCGTATCCGTTGTCAACTTTTACAAAGATTTTGCCATTTGTTGAGTGGGCGTACTCAACATAACCCATAACAACCAAATGATTTGGCGCAAATGGTTTGACGTTAGTAAGCGCCCCAAATGTTGTGGGACTTAAATACAAGACATCTCCATCTGCCCAAGTTTCACCTTGTAGCGCTCCAGTTGTATTGATGCCCGCAATTTCTCCACTTGTTTTGACAAAGCCTTCTTGGTTTGCCGCAATAGTTTCAGCTACTAAACCTATAGTTCCCGTGCTGTTTTCATCGCTATCACCTTTTGCGAGCTTTACGGCAAGTCTTTGACCTTGAGCACTTGAAACAATAACCGCTTGATATCTGGCTGCTTGAAGAGTTATCGAAGGACTTGTCTTGTTTACTACTCTTTTTACTTGCTCTTGGCCAACTTTAAGTGTAACGTTATTGCCTTTGAGTCTTATTTCTGCGGTACCTTCTGTATCATTCCAACGCATTTTAGCAACGCCAAAAGGACCAGTAGGCGTTTGGTCAAACTCAACTTGTCCTGCTTTTAATTGATGCTCACCTAAGTCTACGTCTTGTGTTGCGTCTCTGTAAGGAACTGCTTCTTTTACATACAAACCATCGGCTGTTAATTCGATTGAATTATCTGCAAAAGGCGCTAAGTTGACGCCTAAAGGATCAGCTAAAGTTCCATTACCTTTTAAAGAATCGTCGCGAATGACTTCAAAGTCTACACCTGTAGTGGAGACCAGCACAATAGTGTCCGCTTTGCGAGTGTATATATAGCCCGTAAGACTATCCACATAAAGCTCATTTTCATAGATGTCATTGGCACTCCAGTCACCGTTGTCATGCGACGCACTTGGCGGGATAGTTGGAGGGCCTTCGCTGCTTTTGGTTATGATTCTAGCGTATTCTACCATCTTAACAATTTATTTTTTGGTTGTAATCGTAGCCTGTTAAAGGTAAATCGCAAAGGCCATTCACCTCAATTAGTTTAATGCTCAAAGTACTTTGCCACCCTGCCACTTGGTCAGGGCTTGAGTCTTTGAATTTCAAGTCTGCCGAAGTACTTTGCACTACGCAGAACTCATTCCAATTTGGTGAGTACTTCAACACTTTGTGAAAGTCATGAAGCATCTGCAAAGTGTCAGACTCTACATCCTTAAGATTGACTTCGCCGTTTGCCACTTGGTCAACTGCAATGATGTTGAGTTGAATGGTGGTTACTTTGCCAAAGTTTACTGGAGTTTTCACGTTGCACACAATAGCCGGATATCTTTGGACTCGACCCTCAAATGAGTCAGCCCAATCACCCCAAAAATAGTCTGGCTTAAGATCGTGCGCTTCTGCTATTTTTTGCAGCGCTTTGTCCAGTTGTCTTAGGGTTGTTTTCATGTGCTTTTTTAAGTTTCTCTAGTGTCTTTTTACTTAGCTTAGGTCTGTCCATTTAGCGGAATTTTATCGAGTTCCAAGGAGTTGTTGATTTGCTTTCTTTACTTTCGCATGAGTTCTCATTTAGTTTGTCCAGGAGAATTTCTGCATAGGCGTCAACATCCGAGCGCATCTGGTCTTTGAGTTTTATGAGCTCCGTAATGTCTGCAGGAGTGTGATTCTCATCTACACCCTTTCCAACAGACTTAGCCCTGCTGCGTATGGTGAGAGGATAAATGATGCGGTAGTCCACACACGCCACTAAATAGGGCTGAATGTATTCCTCAATCAATTCAGTATCTGCAGGAGTCAAAGGAACTATCGGAGTAGTCGGCGGTAAGGATGCAGAAACTTTGTTGATAAGCTCTTCATAGGCTGTTTTGCCCATAACGCTTTTGAGCATAGTTTGCTGAACCCTGCGGATTGTTACTGCAATAGTGTCCGGCAGTACATTCTGGTGAACGTAGCCTAATTTCTTGACGCTCTCGACGTCTATCAACATTACATTCTTCATCGTCTTACTACGTTTTGTCTCCACTCATGGCGGCATGAAGGAGTAGTTCTGCCTGTGTTCGGGTTGCTGTACCATCCACCTCTGTAGCGCCAAACGTCCAAGTCCATATCATTTGAAAGTTGGTCGATTTCGGCTCTAGTGTAGAGTCTATCCAGGTCAATCATTTCTCTGCAGAAGTCGCGAGTTCCTTCAATGATTGCTGCACCTAAGCCCGCTTTCACTTCATAGCTATAGCGCACTTCTAAATTGATTAGTTCCGGCTGTGCTACCTTCCACCCCTTGAGTGCACCTGAAGCATTCAACTTGATGAGCTCCAAACTTAATGTGAGGGCCCCTTTGCCTAAAGCTTTGCTGATTTCGCCAAATGATTTTTCGTCCTGAATCAGTTTCAAAATGAGTTGCTGGTCCTTAGTGAGCGTGTCGAATTTTTCCAAAGAATCTAAATACTCCTGATCAGTGGCTTTGAAGTCAAAACTTCGGCTATCCACTACGGATATATCTTTTCTCGACACCCCTACACTTGATAGCATTTTCAAAAGCGCCTTGTCTCCAAATTGTGAGGACATTAAATTCTTTGGTCCTAGTTTTGCAAGGTTACGGATTTCATCTACAGTCATTGAATCCAACACTTTTGTAGCCACCAAAGGCGACATGGAGTTGAGTTGGCGTAAACTGCGGTTGTCGTCGTCAGCTTCTTGCGTAAATGCAAGCACATATCTGTTGAATTCAATCACAATAGTGCCGAGACCTACGCGGGCTAGTGCCCAAGACAAGCTTTCAGATATGAATTTTTGGCGTCCTTTGACGTAGTTGTTGGCAAATAAAGTGTAGGCAGTTTCCATCTCTTCTTTGGATCCGAAAAGTGACTCACTATTCACCGCAAAAAGAGTAGGTGAGCCCGCCTGGTGCCCGATTAGAATTTTACTTCTGATTTCCTTATTGCTTTCAAGGTATCTTTTGTCCAAATCATTGCCGTTCAGACTGAGAATTGTTGCAGCATTTTCGCCTCCGTCAGCAAAAAGAACAGCCATGCCCCCTTGGGAGTCTCTGTCAGTTGCTTCTGCTTTGAGTTTATCTGCTATCTCATCTGCTTTCTCATCTGTTTCGGGTTGGCCGTTGTTGAGTGACACAATAGTGCCTCCTTTGTAGCCGTTTACAGACTCAGCATAGGTGAAGTAGTCTTGTTCAATTCCCGCAAGAATAGAAACAATAGCGCCTACGTACTGTGGTACTGGATAATAGCAAAGGGATAATTTGCCGTTTTTAAGTTTACGTTGTTTTGGCTTGATACGAGCGTACAATAGCAACTCTGTGTCTGCTTGGTCGCCGCTTAAAACGCCTTTGGCTATGTCTTTTACTTTGCGATAGTTGGTTTTTTCAGGGCTTTGGGATTTTGCACTCCAGTCATCAGAAATGAAAAACCAATTTTCTTCAGACGCAAAACGAATGTTTTCAAAGTCCACATGCTCAAGCGTCCAAGCTTCTCCTTGCTTTTTAAAAAGAACCGCGTAACCATTGAAGGTCTCAAAGTCATCTACAGCTAGTGGTAGAATTTCTTGAATTTGTTTTAGCAGTTTCTCATCTGTAGTGCCGGTGATTTGAGCACCTGCAGAAGCCATGAAAGTGACCTTTTGCCCTATGATTCCCCCGTGAATTGGGTTGTCTTGGCGTAGTGATACTAGCTCACTTGGGTAGAGGTTGTCTTCACCCCAACGAATGATGCCTTTTGAGTCTTTTTCTATGGGCTCCGGGTTGCTGGCTTTTCGGAATTCGGATCTACCGACTCTGATAACTTTTTTTTCTTGAGTAGGTTCTTGATTAGGCTCCATATACTTGAGGATTCTTTGAGTTGTTAATAGTTGGGTCCTGAACTTCTGGGCCCACCACTCTAATCAGGCCGACTTCTACTAGATTGTTTGAAGTGGTTTGGTATATTTCATAGGCGTAATAGCCTGTCAATTCAAAATCAATTTCATTGCCCTCATCTATCATGAAAATCTGTAGTCTTTCGCTAAGATTTATGGGGGTTTTTGTCAGTTCATAACTGATGGCTTCACTGTTCTCAGATTTGAACTCCATTCGGTACTCGAAAGGTTCACCGCAGATGGAAAGTTCTCTAAGCGAGAATCCAACTTTGTTGACCATACCTTTTTGGATAGTTACCATATTTGCAAATATATAAAAAACAGGCCTTTGGGCCTGTTTTTCATGCTTGATTTATAAGATTTCTTTTTACGCAAGCAAAGAATCCACAATTGTAGATGGAATCTTCACCTCTGGAAGCGGTTGACGTGACGTGATAGTCCACACAGAACCGTTCATGTCGTCCAACAATTTCCCAGTTGCACGGGCTCTTTGAACCTTCCCTCCAAATCCTTCTTGGAAATGGAACAACTCAAAAGTACCATCGTTCAATTCTAAGATAACACCTACACGGCCTTTTACAATTTGTGTAGCCGCTTTGATGTCGTCCGCCGTATTGCCCGCAAGGGTGATAATTACAGAATGCTCATGAGCTGCAGCGCTATTTGCAGCTTCACCAATGCTGTTTACTGTTGCTTCAATGGTTTCCGCTTGGACATTGATTGCATAGGCAAATTTTGTTGGCTTTAGGGTCATGGCTGTAACAATACCGTCTACAATGGTAGGAGGCGTAGCGTAATTGCTTACCCCCAAAGAATCTACTAGAGAGTAGATGTAGGCTTTTTTAGAGCCACCTGCGGTATCGCAGGTGACGTCTCTTCCTTCAGTTACTTCACACATAACTCAGACAGTTTAGGAGATAACAATTTTTCCGAAGTAGTCAGAGTACACATATTGTACACCCGTACCCCATTCTGTACCGAAGTAGATCTTCTCTTGAAGGTCTTCGTACTTCAACCAGAATTCGTCGATATCGCCTTCTAAGTCAGTTGCAAAGAACATGAACTCGTAAGGAACCGCATACACTTGGCCAGTTGCCAATTGCGGGTAAGAACGAACAGTGATTCCTGTAGTAGGAAGAACGAAAGAGATCTCTCCACCTTCGCGGCTAATTTCGATGCTTGACGCATAGTCCTTATCGTTGTATATGTTGTTGATTACCAACTGAGCGTCTGCACGTGAACAGATGATTTCAGGTGTGATTCCGTTATCCAACAAAACAGTTGGGATTGCGTTTGCCAAAGCTTGGAAGCGTGCAAAAGCATTTGTAACGGACATAGCTCCAGTGAACGGTACTTGATACATGAGCGTATCTGCATTCCACTTCTTGATGAAACCATCATAGTACACCAAGTCAGGGTTCGTAGAAGCTGTGTTTCCTTTGAACATCAAGTCTTGGTTTTTCAAGCGGCCACGCTTAACAATGAATGCAGAGATAACGTCCTCTAAAGGAAGGTTTTCTTTTTCTGCACGTTTGCCAAGTGCCAAAAGCATTTGAGCCCAAGTACCTTTCAAGGTCTTGTTACAAACAGACATGTCAATTTTCACGGCAGTTGCAGTGATAGTCTTGTCTGTAAAGATGATGTCTCCATCTGGAGTGCGGCCGCAAGCCTCAGCACTTTGAAGCGGAGTGTCCATCTTCATGAGCTTGATTTTCTCGCTACCTTTTACGCCTTCCATCACTTGGATGCGCGATACCAGGTTTCCACCCAATACCAATTCTTCGATGATGTCCGTAGACTGCTCATCAACATACGCGCCTAAACCGGCTACGTCGAAATCGAACTCCTCTTTGAGACGAGCTGCGAATTTTTGTTTTGTCCCTCTTTTCATTTTAGTTCAAAATTGAGCGGAAACCGCCTTTGTTGTCACCTTCTCCAGATTTCTTTCCAGAGGCACTGAATTTACCCCCTGCTTGCGCAACTGCTAGATCCGCTTTGAGCTTGTCGATTTCAGCTTGTTGTGCAGCGAACTGCCCTTTAGCATCTTCGACAACTTTTTTGATAGCTGCAGCTAAAGCCTCAGCTTCTTCGCTCATGGCTGTTACTTCTTCCATAGAAGTTACAACGCCTTCAGCATCCAAAGTGATAACAAAAGTTTTGCCATCAATATCAGCTTGGTGGTCTCCTTCTGGAGCTGCCACTTTCGCACCATCCACTTCGATCATAACCGAAGTACCTACGGCTAAATCCCCTTCCCAGAAGATTACGGCGCCATCAACCGTCGTTGCTTGAGCGAAATCTTCAGTTTGGGCTGCCGCGCCAAAGATGTTCTTAAACAACGAGTTCTTTTTTGATTTACTCATTTGTTTGGTTTTTGTTTGTTTACTATATACTAAGCGGACCATTCCGCTAGAATCCACTAAAATTTGGCTGCCTGTTTCGGTAGTGTACTCTCCTGCTTGAAGAGGAGATGAAGAGGTATTACCTTCGTGATCAGTCCAAGAAGTTGTGAGCTTGGTACCTACTTCAAAAGTATTTTGGTCAACAGTCTGATACCATTTAGACACCTGGGCAATTTCTCCAAAACGCCCTTTTGCTACACGTGTTTTATTTTTGCTCATGCCTGTTCTTACTTTCGTTTCAACTTTATCGAAGTAGCCCTCAACTGAGAAGCCTTTGAAAATTCCGTTTTTGCAGTCCTGCCAAAGCTGTTCATTCTCGATGTAATAACTACCAACCCAAGAACCATCGTTCACTTTTTGTTTTGCCAAAATCTCAGGGACTTTAGGAAAACGCGGGTCTGTGCTGTGCACAATGTAGCTTTCAACTAAAATGGCTCCGTCTACCATTGTCTGGTGCTGCACATTTGTGTTGACATTAAAGCCCATTTTGAAGAACTTATTGCGAATGTCCCAAACAACTTTTTGAGGGAACTTGACAAAGTGCTCTCCTAATTGTTTGTCATTTCTGTAGATGAGGTGATCAGCCATGATAAATACGCCAGTGACAATTCTCTTCTCCTCATCTACTTCGAAAGTTGCTTTGGGCTTTTTGTTGTAGGTTTCAAAGGATCTAGTATGCGCGGGGGCATCCACGAAGGAATTGATGTCAACGCCTGTTTCATCGTTAGCATTAATTGCCATGTCATACACTCTTATCTTCATACTTCAATAAGATATTTTTAAGAATTTTTGATTTTTTCATTCTGATTAATTCGCTTATACTCAGCAACTTAAAAACTTGACGCTAAATTATTTTTGAATAAATGCTAAAAAAAGTTTGAAAAAGTTTGTACTTAATCAAAAAAGAGTTTGTATCTTTGCTGAAACAAAACACAAAAACGACTAACATGGCAACACAAATGACACTTACAATTGCAGAGAAAAAAGCTAACTACATTTTAGCGGTATGTAAAGAAAAGAAAAGGTCTTTAGACTATTGCCTAGATTATGCAATTTGGATTTCAAAGGATGACACTGAAATGATTGAAATACAAAATGTAATTAAAGAATGTTATAAATGAACAGACGCAAACAAGAAGAAAAATATAAGGCGACTTTTTACAGCGCTTTGTTCCTAATCGCCTATTTACTAATCCTTTCAATTTATTCAATATGTCAAAACTAACTACTGACCAAAAAGAAACCCTTGCAGGCGCCTTCATTATGGCACTCGGGCTTGCATTCCTAGTCTATTTAACTGCGACCAATACGCGACCTGTTATTGATGCAGGCGCTATCGACTATCAGATTTACCAAAAGAAAAGCTACAAACTTGGGCCTTCATTTGATAAGTACATGGAGCATGTTTACAATGATAAATTCGGGAAGTGATGACATACGTAAGACCAAAAAGGCCAATGGGCCCTGCCGAACATGACGAACTTTCCCTAATTGAAACGAAAATAGATGCACTCCTATTGTTGTTTGACAGCGCAGAAATAGAAGTGTCAATTGCAACTTTCCAAGAACTGCAGAGGATTCGAAATGATATTTACCAAAAAAGGCATGAGTATCAATTGCGTTTACTTTCGAAATTTAAGCAGCAATGAAAACCAAAGGTAATACTGTTTCAATAGTGATCACCATTCCAGAGTGGCAATACTATAAAAAGTTCAAGGACATAGCAAACTATAAAGTAGATGGCTACGACTGCAGTATCTCTAGAAACATTGTGCATAGAAAATCCAAAGCATTTACCCCCGAAGAGTTCAAAGCAATTGCCGACATACGCTCATTTGCTTGGAAATTTGGTTTAATTCAAAAAACAAGAGTCCCTAAAATAATCGTACAAAAAACAACTCTAATTTATCTCTTAAGCAAAAAGTACTCTGGCCGAATTATAGCCAGAGCACTTGATTTTTATGTTAGTAATGTTTCTCACAGCTTAAAGCGCTATGAGAACCTGAAGCACTACAAAGACTACCAAGAAGCCACTGAACTGCTTAGCCAACATTTGACACAATGCTCACTTGTTGATTGTTCCCAAGAGCCGCTTTGAGTTCACTATCCACCATCACTACTTTGGTTGTTGCTTGGGGTTCTGAACCTTGGAGACCTTGAGTCGAAGTCACCACTTCAGATTCTTGACCTTGCACCTGCGGAACATCTACTGAAGGAGTTGTTGCACTCGGAGTAGATGTCGAAACAGAATTGCTTTCAAAGGTGGTGTTGCGAATCTTAGCGATGTTGAGAGCGGAAGTGGCGGCTGCTGCTGCTGCAAATATTGGACCTGTCACAACCCCAACAAATGGAATGGCCGCTCCTGAAGCATAGGCTGCTTGAGTTGCTTGCACCCCTTGCATAATCGCTTGGGCTATCTGCAGCTTCTTATTAACTTCAAACTTTTGCTTTTCAAGTTTCAGCTCTTCTGCTGAACCCTTCTTGGCCTTACCTAGCTTGTAGTCAAAGAACGCATCCGAAAGGTTCTGCCCCGCTTCCAAACCCATCTGCAGCACCTTCATTGCCGCTTCTTGTATCTGCTTCTGCCTTTCTTTTTCTTTGTCTGCAGACTCCTGATTGATGCCGTCGAGCTTGGCTAAGTACTCCTCATTGATTTTTAATTTTTCACCTGCAGTTAAATTCTCCTGGAGAAGCGCTTGTTCCATGTCGAATAGCGCCAACTCCCTTTTGATTTCCTGTTCGGCTTCAAAATTTTCATGAATTGTTTTTAGTTTGGCGCCTATCAATTCTTTTTCGTGCCTTTGCAATTCCATCAACTGGCCTTCAAGAAGTGCCTTTTGGTTCTTGCTCTCGAGGTCTGTAACTTCTTGATCCAGGGCTGCAATTTTCTGAGCGTATTCCTGCTGAATTTTAAACTTCTCACCTTCAGTTAACCCTTCTTTTGCAAGGGCCTCGTTCATGTCAACCAAGGCTTGTTCGCGTTTCAAAGCTTGCTGGGCATTAAAGTCCCCTCTCATCTCAATAAGCTTGCCCTCAAGAAGTGCTTTAGAGTTTACAGCCTGCTTGTCTTTTTCCGCTTTGGCAATTTCGTCGAGTAGCAATTGCTTATCGGCCGCCTGCTTAGTCTCCATTTCCTTGATGACCTTGCTGTTTTCGCCGTATTTCTTTTTGATCTCCTCCAGTTCTCTTTCATGCTGCAGCTTCATCTGCGTTATGCGCTTGGCGTTTGCGTCGCCAATGTTGGCCGTTAGAAGGTCTTCATACAGTCTGGTTTCTTCCAAGCGCTTTTGGTCCTCAGCGGCTTTTTTGTCTTTTTGCTTTTGGCGCCAATCCTTGTTCTTTTGCTCCTGCTTCTTTTTAGCATCTTCATCTGCTTTGGCCAAATCGTTTTGGTAGTTGTTTTCAAGCAACTTGCGATCTACGGCATATTGGCCATCGAGTTCTTTGAAGTCCTTGTACTTCTTGCGCATTTGTTTGGTCTCCTCTCGGATTGTTTTTGCAAGTTCCCAATTCTCTTCCTGCAATGCTTGGCGGTAGGCTGCAGTTTTTTGAGGCAGTATGTTCTGCAACATCTTTACGTTCTTCTTGCGCAGGACCTCTTCATCTTTCAAGCGCTGCTTGTCGAACTCGAAGAGCTCTTGGGCAGAAGCATTTTCCGAGACCATTATGGCCCTTTTGTTGTCTGCATTCCTTTTGTAGGCTCTGGAGTTTGCTTCCAGGGCTTCGTTCTGCTTTTCGAAGCTGGCATTGAGCGCGTTGTTTTGGTCCTCTGCTTGTTCGTTGGCGCTAGTGAATGAGGCCAATGCGGCCACCAAAGCAACAATGCCGGCAATGATAGCCACAATAGGAATGCTTAGCATCGCAATTCTCAGTGCTTTCATTGCACCTGTTGTGGTTCCAACGGCGGCAGCATATACGTACTCGGCCGCAGTGGCCACTTTAGACCACACTACTTTGGCTTTTGTCACCAATAGACTCTCCTTTTCAAGGGCTGCCCTTACCTGTTCGATGCCTGTGAGCACTGATTGAACCGCCTGAAGCTTGACAAAGGTCTGGGCTAGTGCCTCACTTTCAGAACCAGTCAAGGCCAACACGCCTTGAAATGCGCCATAGCCTGCTGTTACCGTACTAGCAAGCTCCAAGCCCGCTTTCAAATTGGCACCGTCTGCCCCTGCATTGGCTATCTCAGTTCTTAAATCGCCAATAGTATCAGTTAGCTCCCCCGCTCTTTTGATGGCCTCTTGACCTATTGGGGACTCTCTACCTGCAGCCAATGCAATAGCTGCGTATTCTTTGACCACCTTGGCAGCTTCTCTCATTGTGAGGTTGCCTTCAGCTACTTTTTTGTTCAAAGCGGCCATAGCCTCCGCGCTCTTGTTGCCCGCTTTGGTCGCTTCAGTACCTACTTCAGAAAGTGATTTCTTCAGGTTGTCGACATCCTGTGCGCTTTTGTTCGTTTCGACTTTCGTCCTAAATATTAGTTCTTCCATTATCCGATCATGATTTTACTGATTTCTAAAGTTTGGTTCTTTTCGCCTCCATTGAGAACTGGCGCACCTGTGCCAACATTGCCAATCGGACTAAGTTTCACAGCACCGTAAATGCTAGGGAGTTTCTTGGCCGTTGTGATTTGTTTGCGGTTGAAGCTCTTAGCCTCAATTACTTTTATGATTTCAATCTTTGTGATTTCAGTCACCTCAGAGTCAAAGTCTAGTATTTTGTTGAAACGGAATAACGCGCCATTCCACATGAGTAGTTTTGACCAATCGAGTTTTTCTACCTGCAGGTTGTCCATCTTCCTATACAGCGTCACATACTTCCCTTCTTTGCTGATTATTTCATTCACTGAAGCTGCGTAGTATTCGGAGTAAGTGTTGACGGTTGTCACTTTATTGGTTGTATAGTACACTTCATTCACCAACTCAAAGTTCAAATCGTAAGTCGGATTCTGCCAATTGTCAAAGTGGTGAACACTTGGGTAGGTTGAAAACTCATTGGTTGTAGAGCCTACCAATTGCCAGATGCCAGG